GTAGGTGAATTTTCTCATGCTGAAGGCAATAGTACTCAAGCTATAGGATCAGGCTCACACGCCGCTGGAGACAGTAGTTACGCTTATGCTGATTACTCATCTGTAGCTGGACTTTCCCTTATTTCTTCAGGAAATTATCAATTTGTAGTTGGTCAATATAATGTAGCTAATACATCCCAAAGTGCGTTCATAATTGGTGATGGCGATAACTTATCAGGTGTTCATAATGTTTTATTTGCTTCAAGATCACATTTTGAAGTAAGTGCTTCAAATACTTTCTTACAAGGATTACCCACCTCACCAGAAATTCATCTTTTAGTCTATAATACTTCTTCAGGCCAAGTATATTATACAGCTTCAAGTGCTATAGGAGGTGGAGGAGGATTGCCTGCTCCCTTAGACACATACATTCAATATAATGAAAATGATGAATTTGGAGCAGAAGAATATTTTAGATATATCTACACATCTCATAGTTTACAACAAGGATTAAATGTTAATGCTATAGGTAATTATTCTCATGCTGAAGGAAATGAAACCTTTGCTATAGGCTCAACCTCCCATACTGAGGGAGATTCAACATACGCAGGAACACCCTCTGGATATTCAGCATCTATAAATAACGGTGTTGTTACTTTATGGGACATATATTCAGATATATCTAGTGAATTCAACGTTGGAGATTATTTATGGTTCACAGATAGTAATACAACAAAAGTAATTCTTATAGATTTTGTTACTTTTTCATCACCTAACACTATTATAACATTAGATGACCTTAGCATTGATGAAACTTCAACAGTTATTGGTAATGCTAATCTTTTTCCTTCCTCTTGGGGTGGTGATAAAAAAGCAGGAGGAGCAATTGCTCACACTGAAGGAGGAGCTACTTTTGCTTTAGGAATAGGATCTCACGCTGAAGGAACATCCACTGTTACTTTAGGAAATTATTCCCACACTGAAGGTAAAAATACTAAAGCATTAGGAGAAAATTCACACGCTGAAGGTTATTTAACTACAGCTTCAGGTATAGCATCACATGCTGAAGGTAGAGGTAATATAGCTATAGGTAATTATTCACATGCCGAAGGTGGAGCTAATTATCCAAATGATAACAATTGGAAATTCAACCAAGCTATAGGAATGGGATCACATGCTGAAGGAGCTGGAACTGTAGCTTCTGGAAAAGGTTCTCACGCTGAAGGTTACCAAACATCAGCATCAGGAATTTTCTCACATGTTGAAGGACAACTAGCTATAGCTGAAGGTTCTTTTTCTCATGCTGAAGGTTACCAAACATATGCTGAAGGGAGTAATTCCCACGCTGAAGGTCGAGAAACATCAGCCTCAGGTGTTGCTTCACATGCTGAAGGTTTCTTTACTCGGGCTATAGGTAATTGGTCACATGCTGAAGGTGGAGGAATGGATGACCCTAAAATTGCTTATGTATGTGCTATTGGGGACTATTCACATGCTGAAGGTCAAATCACTTCAGCTTCAGGTGATTATTCACATGCTGAAGGATCATATACTGTATCTCAAGGAGATGGTTCTCATGCTGAAGGCGTAACTACTATAGCTGAAGGAAATTATTCCCATGCTGAAGGTTATAACACTACAGCTAAAGGATATGCTTCTCATACTGAAGGAGGACTTACTTTAGCTGAATCTTCAGGATCACATGCTGAAGGTTGGTATACTACAGCTTCAGGTTTATATTCCCACGCTGCGGGTGCTTTTACCCACGCTGAAGGTGACTATTCATATGCTGGAGGTTTATACACTACAGCTTCAGGTCCTTATCAAACAGTTGTAGGTGAATATAATGCTCCTAATGATACTACAAGTTATTTTATTGTTGGAGGAGGAACAAGTGGAAATCGTAAAGACGCATTTAAAGTAACAGATAGACCTTCTATAGTAGTAGCTACTCAAAGTGCTGTTCCATCATGGACTGGTACTGAAGGTGAAATGGTTCCCGCTAGAGTTTCAGGCGATTATTACATTTATGTTTGGATAGGAGGTCAATGGAGAAAAACTCAATTAACAACCTAATAAAAACAAAATAATATTTATAATAAATTAAAAAATGGAAACAAAAGTTTTAACCCAAGAAGAGATTACACAATTAAAAACAGTACAACAAGAACGATATTCTATTGTTGATGCATTTGGAGTTTTAGAAATTCAATTTCAAGAATTAGAAATTCGTAAACAAAAACTAAAACTTGAATATGAAAAATTAAAACAAAAAGAAGAAACTTTAGGAAAACAGTTACAAGACAAATATGGTGATGGTACAATTAACCTAGAAAAAGGAGAATTTATAAACGCTTAGTTTTTTGAATATTTTTAAAATATTTATCAATAAACCCCATAGTAAAAACAACTTAATTAATTTAAAATAACATGGCAGAAATTTTATTATCCCCAGGTGTTTTATCAAGAGAGATAGATACCTCGTTTATAGCCGAACAGCCACCAGTGATTGGCGCGGCTATTGTTGGTCCTACAGTTAAAGGACCTGTAGGTGTACCTGTAACTGTTACATCATATACTGATTTCACTAATTACTTTGGTGAAACAGAAGTCATTGCTAACTCAGGCTCATTCTCATATTTTACTTCTATTGCGGCTTACAATTATTTCCAAAATGGTGGTCAGACATTATTAGTAACTCGTGTTGTTAATGGCACTTATGAACCAGCTAGTGCTTCAATTGTAGGTGCGGGTGCTGTAAATGTATTTAATCTGTTTACTATTTCTGAAGGTGCTATGATGAATAACGCTGGAAATGTTGATACGAATGGTGCTTTAATATCAGGCTCATTAAATAACATTCGTGTTGAAATTGTATCTCCAAATACTCAATCTGGTACATTTAACTTGTACGTTCGTAGAGGTGATGATGATAACAGAAATAAAGCTATTTTAGAAGTATATACTGGATTATCAATGGATCCACTAGATGATAACTATGTAGCTAAAAGAATTGGTGATTACGCGTTCACTCAAGAAACTGTAGATGGTGAAGATACTTTACAAATCACAGGTACTTATCCTAACAAATCAAGATACATTAGAGTAGGTCAAGTATTTAAACCAACTCCTCAATATTTTGTAGGTGGTATAGCCAACCCAATATATACTGGTTCTATACCAGTAGCTAGTGGTGTAAATGTCACTGGTTCATTTGGTGGCGGTAGTGGTACTATTATAGCTAATCCTAGATTTTATGATCAAATTGAAGCAAATAATGTTCAAGGATTAGTACAATCTGATTATTCATCTGCAATTAGCTTATTAAAGAGTGCTAATGATTATCAATTTAATGTGTTAGTTACTCCTGGATTGAATTATAATGATCATGAAACAGAATTAACTAAAATCATTAATCATACTGAAGAAAGAGGTGATAATGTATTTGTTATGGAATTAGGTAACTACCCCGCTTCAGCTAGTGAAGTAATAAATACAGCTACTACAGTAGATTCTTCATATGTTGCTTCTTACTACCCATGGGTTCAAATGTTAGACCCAGCTACTAAGCAATATGTGTTTGTACCACCATCCACATTAATCCCAGGTGTGTTTGCATTTAACGATAGAGTAGCTGAACCATGGTTTGCCCCAGCAGGTATTAACAGAGGTGGATTAAGCAATGTAATCAGAGCGGCTTCTAAATTATCACAAACAACTCGTGATAATCTGTACCAAGGTAAAGTTAATCCAATTGCTACATTCCCAGGACAAGGTGTTGTAGTATATGGTCAGAAAACATTACAAACAAAAGCTTCTGCTCTTGATCGTTTAAATGTTCGTCGTTTGTTGATTGCTCTTAAGAGAACAATTGGTCAAATTGCTAATGGATTAGTATTCCAACAGAATAATGCAGCTACAAGAAATAGCTTCTTAGCTCAAGTTAATCCATATCTTGAATCAGTTCAACAACGTCAAGGCTTGTATGCATTTAAAGTAATTATGGATGATGCTCTTAACAATCCAACTGTGATTGATAGAAATGAGTTAGTAGGCCAGATTTACTTACAACCAACTAAGACTGCTGAATTTATTTACTTAAACTTCAACATTACCCCAACAGGCGCTACATTCCCTGCATAAAGGTTAGCTGATTAAATATTTATTAACAAATAAAAACTAAAAGAAAATGGCAATTATAGACGCAAATGAAATGTTTTTTACAGCGTTTGAACCAAAACAGGCTAACCGATTTATCCTGTACGCTGACGGAGTACCTAGCTACATCATTAAAGGTGTTAGTGCTGTGGGATTAAACCAAGGTGAAGTAATATTAAACCACATTAACGTTTTACGTAAAGTAAAAGGTAAGACAGTTTGGAATGATGTTACCTTAACATTGCATGATCCAATTACACCATCTGGTGCTCAAACAATAATGGAATGGGTTCGCTTATCACACGAATCAGTAACAGGTAGAGATGGATACTCTGACTTCTATAAGAAGGATTTAGTAATCAATGCTCTTGGTCCTGTAGGTGACGTGGTAGCAGAATGGGTACTTAAAGGCGCATTTATTAAAACTGCTGAATTTGGTGAATATAACTGGGATACTGAAAACCAAGCTATTAACATCACTATGACATTAGCAATTGACTACGCTATATTGAACTACTAAAAGATAGAACTCATAAATCTTAAAAGAGGCTCGCGGAAAACGCGAGCTTCTTTTTTTTGTATATATTTATAAGCAACAAACAAAAATGTTATAACAAAATTATTTATGGAAAACAAATTTAGTATCCCAACAGAAGTTGTTGATTTACCTTCACAAGGATTAGTATACCCAGAAACAAGCCCTCTTTCAGAAGGTAAAATTGAAATGAAATATATGACCGCTAAGGAAGAAGATATTTTAACTAACCAATCTTATATTCAAAAAGGAACAGTATTAGACGAATTGATTAAATCTCTTATCCAAACACCAGGCGTTAAATATGAAGATTTAGTTGTAGGTGATAAAAATGCCTTATTAGTAGCTGCTCGTATTTTAGGTTATGGTAAAGATTATACATTCAATTATGGAGGTGAAGAACAAACAATTGATCTATCTACTATTGAAAATAAACCTATTCTTGATCATTTGTTTAAAAAAGGAGTAAATGAATTTGAATATACTTTACCTTCAACAAATACTAAAATTACTTTTAAACTTTTAACAGGTCATGATGAGAAAAAAATTAATGCTGAGTTAGAAGGTTTAAAGAAAATTAATAAAAATAATACACCTGAATTATCAACTCGTTTAAAATACATGATTACTTCAGTTGAAGGTAATACTGATTCTAAAACAATTAGAGAATTTGTTGATAATAATTTTTTAGCTCGTGACTCCAGAGCATTTAGGGAGTATATAAAGGAGGTACAACCAGATGTTGATCTGACCTTTTTTCCCGACGGGAGTGACACAAAAGTTAACATTCCAGTTGGACTTAGCTTTTTTTGGCCTGACCTCTGATCTAGCCAAACAGTATAGGTTTAATCTTTTTACTCAAATTCACGAAATAGTTTTTCATGGCCAGGGCGGTTATGACTGGGAAGCAGTCTATAATATGCCTATTTGGCTTCGTAAGTTTACTTTTCATAAAATGAAAGAGCATTACGATGAAAAAAATAAAGGTACAGGCAGTGATCTAGCATCCCAAACTAGAGATATCCGAGACGGTAAAATCCAACTACCAGAACAATTTAAAGGTAAATTAGCCAATAAACCTCCCAAGTATTAAAAATTACGTTTTTTAATATTTATAATAAATACTTTTTAATGGCAGACAACTCACAGCTTACAGCTAAAGAAATACTTGAATTAAGATCTCTTATAAAATTATTAGGGAAAGATATTAAAGATATCGACTTTGATAATTTAATAAAATCTGGATCTGCCGCTAGAGATTATCTTCATAAACTACAAGCTGAAGCTGAAGAATTTACAAGTGATATTAGCTTTTCAATAACTGCTTTTCAAAATATAGCTAATGAATTAAAAAATACTTATTCTGGTGTAAATAATGTTACTAAGATCTATAAAGGATTAACATCTATAGCTCAAGAACTTCAATATCATCAACAAAATATTAGTAAATTAGATGAAAAAGGTATTGAAAAATTAAGAGAAAAATTTGAAATTAATCAATTAGAATTAAAAAATGCTGATTCTTTATTAAAATTAGAAGAACAAAGTTTAGAAGCTCAATTAAAAAAAGCTAAAAAAGATAAAGAAGCTGTTGAAGCAGAAGCTGATCGTTTATCTGATTTACAAAAACAAGGAGGCTTAACTAAAGAGCAAGAAAAACGATATGATGAATTAGTCAAACAATACGCCCAGATTGAAAAATCTGAAAAGAATATAAATAAACTTTTATCTCAAAACAAAGTAACTCAAAATGAGATTAAAGGTGCACTTGAAGAACAAGATGGTCTTTATAATGCTTTAAGAGCTACTATAGATGGTATTGACAGTCAATTAGAAAAACAAAAAGAATTATTAGGTTTAAGTGGAGCAGCAGTAGCAGGTTTAAGTTCAACTTTAAATAATTTAGGATTTAGTAGTTTATCTAACCAATTAGGTATTGATGAAGCTAAAAGTAAAATGTCTTCATTAGCTGAGAAGATTGTAAAAGATCAAAAACAGCAAATTATTTTACAAGAGCAGATTAACGCGGCTAAAGAAAATCTTCCAACAGGTCGTTATGATAATCTTTTAAAAAAATTAGAAAGAGAAAAAGAACTTGAAAAAGAAATTGAAGAAATCCGTAGTAAAGGAGGAGATGAGAAAAAATTAAAAGCTAAAGAAAAAGCTTTAGAATCTATTAAAGCAGGTTATACTGAAGAAGAAAAAGTATTAGGGCAAAATATAACCAATTTAAACACCTTAGCTAAATCCAACGCCCAGTATACGGGCATGAAGGGTAAAGTAGCTATCCTTAATGAAGGACTTAAATCAATGGGTAGCTCTTTAGTTAAAAATTTAACTGACCCATTAACTGTAACAACATTTCTTGTCACTCAATTAGTTGGAGCTCTTAAATCATCAGACGCAGCTACCGGAGAATTAGCTAAACAATTTGGAACTAGCTATAAAGAAGCTTTAGGTATACGTGAAGAGTTAAATGAAATAGCTAACTCTACAAGTAATGTAAATATTAATAGCCAAAATTTACAAAAAAGCTTAACAGAAATAAATAAAGCTTTTGGCACTAACGCTAAAATAAGCCAAGAAGAGTTAATTACTATGACTGAATTAACTCAACAGGCTGGATATCAAGCTGAAGAGTTAACAGGTATATATAAAATATCTAAAGCTACTGGTAAAGATTTTAAAGATAATACTAAAGCTATATTAGGTACAGCAGTAGCTTTTAACGCTGTCAACAAATCAGCTATAAATGAAAGAGAAGTTCTTAAAGAAGTAAATAAAGCTTCTAACGCTGTAAAATTATCTTTAGGTGGTAGTCTTGAAGCTGTTACTAAATCTGTAATGCAAGCTAAACAGTTTGGTTTAAATTTAGAACAAGCTGAAAGTATATCTAAAGGACTATTAGAATTTGAATCTTCTATTTCTTCTGAATTAGAAGCAGAAATGCTAACTGGTAAATCTTTAAATTTTGAAAAAGCTAGATTATTAGCTTTAAATAATGACATAGCTGGGGCTGCGGCTGAAGTAGCTAGACAAGTTGGTTCATCAGCTGAGTTTGGTAAAATGAATCGTATCCAACAGGAGGCTTTAGCTAAAGCTGTTGGATTAACTAGAGATCAATTAGCAGATTCATTAGTAGAAAGAGAAGCGTTAGCTAAACTAGGAGCTCAAGAAGGTACAGCATTAGAAGCATATAATAAACTTAAAAAAGAGGGCTTATCAGACGAAGCTATAGCAGCTAAATTAGGAGATGATAAATTAGCAGCCCAATTAGAATCCCAATCAGTACAAGAACAATTTAATGCTACTGTTGAAAAATTAAAAGAAATATTTGTTTCCTTATCAGAACCTATATTAAATATGGTTAATGCTTTAACCCCAGTATTTAA